AACACCAAGTAACGGACAATTTTATATTGTGAGCGTTGCTGGTAATACAGATTTAGATGGTATTACAGATTGGAAAGTAGGAGACTGGGCTATATATGTAGACAATGGAGCAGGAACTGATGCTTGGCAAAAAATTGACAATACTTCTACTTTAAGTGGGTTTGGTAGTGCTAACAAAATTGCTAAGTGGACTGCAACAGCTTCACTAGCTGATAGTACTATTACTGATGACGGTACAGATATTAGTATAGGTGGGGATTTAACAGTTACTGGAGGTAATTTTAAATTAGGTAGTAATTTGACTACTACAGTTGGAAAAAATTTATTAAAAATCCCAGATATCTCATCAGATAAGTTTATTAGATTAAATGCTGATGAATCAGTCAGTTCGTTATCTGGTACAGATTTTAGAAATGCTATTGGTGCTGGTACAAGTTCTACTGTTGGAACAGTTACAGGAGTTACAGGTACTTCACCTATTAATTCTGATGGTTCTTCAACATCTCCTGCTATTTCTATTAACACAGCAGATGCAAGTACAACTGGTGCTTTAACTTCAACAGACTGGAATACTTTTAATGGCAAAACATCAAACACAGGTACGGTTACTTCTTCAAATGGCTCAAATAATGAAATAGCTGTTTTTACTAATGGAACTAATATTGAAGGAGATGAAAATTTAAAATATGGTACAGTTGCAAACCAATTTCAACTTGTAGATGGGGGTAGTACTATTCGAATTGGAACCAGTACACCTGGATATATAGATATAGGAAATAATTCTATAGCACATCACGATGGCACACCTTCTGGTACTTTTTATCTTTCGTCTACTAGGAGTATTACTCTTGGTGTACCAGCAGATAAAGGTGTTGCATTTTTAATTTTTGACCCTGTGGCAGATGTTAGCTATGTAACGCTTCAAACAACAACTAACGATGTAAAATGGATATTTAGTCAAGCTGTAGATTTTGAAAACCCTGTTGATATGCAAAATACAGCAACAGCTTTAACTGCTACTTTAAATGATAATTCTACCAATGTTGCTACTACAGCATTTGTATTCGCAAATGCTATTACTGGCTCTGGAACTTCTGGAAGAATTCCATATTTTGATGGTACCAAAAGTATAACTTCTGAATCACCATTAGCATATAATGCCACAGATAATAGGTTAGAATTAGTTGGTCAAGTTGATTTTAGAACTACTACCACAGCAGTAACAGGAACAATTTTAGAAGAGGCTCCTGCACAAAATATGGTTAGTGGAGAGATTGTTTTCTTAGGAAGCTCTGGTTCCTCTCAAGCTGGAAGAGCATATATTTTACAATCTGATAATACTTGGATAGGAGTAACAGATAATAATGAGCCACGAGCTTCTGGTATGGTCGCACTTGCAATTGGCACTGATTTTAACGAAGGTATGTTACTAAGAGGTTTTGCTAAATTTCAAGGTGGTACAGGTTATGCAAGCTATAGTTCTCTTGACAATACAGGTGGAGCTAAAATTTATGTAGGTAACTCAACAACCCACTCTGCCTCTGGAAATATGACCAGTACTCTAAACATAACTAATAATCAATTTGTTAGAATTTTAGGTTACTCTACTGGTACTAACAATAACACTATTTATTTTAATCCAGACAAATCATATATAGAAAACGGTGCATAAATTATGAATTTTAGAGAGCAAACATTAAAGTTTACTGATAAAAAAATTTATTATATTGACAGAAAAACTGGCGAGGAAATTCAAGTTATGATGGATTGGGAAGATGAGTTGATGAAAAAATCTGCTGAATATGTTTGTGAAAATGGTGGAGATATTTTAGAAATAGGTTTTGGAATGGGAATTTCCGCTAATTATATTCAATCTCATAATATTAAATCTCATACAATAATTGAGTATCATCCACAGATTTATAATAAAGCTCAAATATGGGCAGCAGACAAACCTAATGTTAATTTAATTTTAGGTGATTGGATTTCTTCATTAAATTTACTAAGTACTTATGATGGAGTTTTTTATGATACATTTGGAGATGATAATATTAAATTATTTGGAGATATAATAAAAGATTATGTTAATGAAGGAGCTAATGTAACGTGGTGGAATGATTGTTTAGACGAAAAAAATATATTTGGTTGGGATGATGTAACATATGATTGGATTCCAACTAAACCTATTCTCAATAATTACTTTAAATCTTCAGTTTATTTTTTACCTAAAAAAAAGTTTTAAGATATGGCTACGACTACTATATATGTTGCGGATGACAGAAGAGGAACTATTAATGCAGGATTAGGTTTTACTGATTGGGATGAGTTATTAACTGAGACTGAAGGAGATACTATGACAACTGGTTCTATCACACAAAATCAATTTGCAACTCGTGCTGCTGCTATCGTTGGTAGAGGGAGCACTCAATATAGGTTAGGTAGGTTTTTTGCTTGGTTTGATGTTAGTAGTCTTACAAGTAGTAATGCTATTACTAATGCAGTTCTTAAAATATCTGGTAGAGCCGTTGTTAATAATGGAAGCATAGGTATTTATGAAAGTACTGCTTTTTCTGAAGATGGAAGTGCAGGTCTTGAAACAACTGATTTAAACAATTTTGATTCTGGAACTGCTTATTCAAGCACTCAATATGGTTCACCAGGATATTCATCTTGGGTTACTGGTAATACTTCTTTAAATAGTTTTACTTTAAATTCTACTGCTATTGCAGATATGAATTCAAATGGTTATTTAAATATGGCTGGGTTAAATATATATTATGATGCTGACGAAGAAGAAACTCCAACTACAGATAATTATCTTGGAATTAATCAATGGACAGCCGCTGGTACTAACAATACATATAGACCTCAACTTTTTATTACTTATATTCCTATAGCTACTGCTTGGGGAGATAAAATGAATGGTGTTTTATCTAACTCAGCTAATAAATATAATGGTAGATTAAGTTCTTCGATTAACAAGATTAATGATGCTACTGGTTAAAAAATATTTTACCTATCTTTGTAAAAATTAATAATAATAATTAAATTAAATCAAATGGCTAAAAAAACAAAAAAACAAAAACTTACTACTGTAGAATTAGGAGAAATTCAAGGACTACAACAAAAAATGTACGCTATGAAAGTTAGATTAGGCGATACTGTTATAGAACAAAAAAATACTATGGCTCAAATTGATTTAATTCAAAATGAGTTTAAAAGTAAAGAGGTAGAGTTAATTAAAGTGTACGGAGAAAATGCTCAAATAAATCTACAAACAGGTGAGGTAACTCAACCAGAGGCTTCTGCGGAATTAAAAAAAGCATAAAATGGCAAAAATAAGTAACACTAGTGCGTATCCAAATATTACTCCAGATGGAGAAGATTATTTAATATTAACTGATAAAGAAAACGCTTTAGCAACTAAAACGGCAACTTTAAATAATATTGCTTCTTTTTTTGCAGCTACTTCATTACAGTCTACTACTGTTGCTTTAACAACCACACAATTATTAAATTTATTTTCTTCACCTGTTACATTAATTGCGGCTCAAGGTGCAAATAACTATATACAAGTTATAAAAGCTACTTTATTTATGACATCTGGTTCCACAGTTTTTAATTTTAATACTGGAGGTGCAGAAATAGTTATGGAAACAAGTACTAATGACGCTGGTAGCTGGGCAGGAACTAGGTGGAATTTTTCTACTAATTCTGCTAGTGGAGCAACAATAGTTGATAGTGTTATTTTAAATGCTAATGAAGCTTTAAAGATAAAAGCTGTAACTCAAAATCCAACTCAAGGAAATGGTACTGCTGTTATTAATTTATTATATAGAGTTATAAATCAAGCCTAAATGGACATTCGTAAAATTTCCGTAGGTCCAGATTACAAGTCTGGTGCGATGCACTATTTAGTAGGTCAAGATATATTAGGAAATAATTACAAAATTCATTTAATTAAGTTTGATGAAATAAATTCAATATACCTTATATATATTATACAGGAAGATAGAATAGTTTTATGGAAATCTTTTTCTACTGCTATGCCAGTTTCTATAGAATATAATATTAATTTTTAATGCAATCACTTTTTGATTTTCTTGTTACACCAAAAGATAATAAAAGATATAACAATACTACAGACATAGGTGGTTTAGAATTTATTACTAGCACATCTCAAGAAGACCATAAGTTTTCCAATAGAGAAGCTATTGTTGTAAATGTTCCAAAAAATTATAAAGGAGAAATTAAAATAGGAGACACTTTACTTGTTCATCATAATGTATTTAAATATTATTATGATATGAAGGGTAGGCAAAAAAGTGGTAAGAGTTTTTTAAAAGATAATTTATTTTTTGTTGACGATGAACAGTTTTTTTTATATAAACAAGATGGGAAATGGAATTCACATAATAAATTTTGTTTTATAAAACCATTAGAAAAACAAGAATCTATTATATATAAAAATACTGAGCACGAACCTTTAATGGGTCATATCAAATATATTAATGAAGAATTAATTAGTTATGGTGTAAAAAAAGGTGATAAAGTAACGTATAAACCTGATACAGAATATGAATTTACTGTTGATGGAGAAAAACTTTATCGTATTTATTCTCAAAGTGTTACGGCTGTTTTGTAATGAAAAAAAGTAGTAGAAAAAAAATTATTCCAAGAGGTGATGAGTTAAAACGTAAAATCAAATACAATAGAAATAAAGATGGATTCCAAAAGTATAAAGTTAAAGATTATAGAGGCAGGATACAAAGCGGTGGAACAATTAATTAAAGTTTCTAAAGAAGCTATTATTAAACACGACCCTGAAGATGATATATCTGCTGATAGATTAAAAAATGCTGCAGCTACAAAAAAACTAGCTATCTTTGATGCGTTTGAAATTTTAAGTAGAATTGAAACAGAAAAAGAAAATATAGAATTAGCTGAAAAAGGATTTTTAAAAACTGATACCAAACAAGGATTTGCAGAAAGAAACTCAAAATAAATTATTTCAACTATTACATAATATAGTTCCAAAGAATGTTTTGTCTAAAAAAAACAAAACTAAAAGTTGGAAGTATGGATATAATGAAGATTATAATTTTATTAATATATCTAAAACTGGACAAGTTGGAGATATAATTTCCATAAGTGGTTTAGATATAGGATTACCGATAGAACCAACATTTAGTCGTACACGACTAAAAGATAAAGAAACTCAGTTTTGGTCAAGAAAAGATTATCCTAAAGCATTACATAGAATTCACACAATATTTCAATGGAATGAAATGCCATCAAATTTTAAAAATTTGTGGGTAGATTATATTGAAAATGAATTTGATAAAAGAGAACAAGGACATTGGTTTTTAAATAATGGAGTACCAACTTATATGACTGGTTCTCATTATATGTATTTACAATGGACTAAGATTGATGTAGGATTTCCAGATTTTAGAGAAGCAAATAGATTGTTTTATATTTATTGGGAAGCTTGTAAGGCGGATAAAAGAAGTTTTGGAATATGTTATTTGAAAATTAGACGTTCTGGATTTTCATTTATGGGGTCAGAAGAATGTGCTAATATAGGAACTATCTCTAAAGATGCACGAATAGGTATTTTATCTAAAACAGGTGCGGATGCAAAAAAAATGTTTACTGATAAAGTGGTTCCTATTACAAATAACTATCCTTTCTTTTTTAAACCTATTCAAGATGGTATGGATAAACCAAAAACAGAATTAGCTTATAGAGTTCCAGCATCTAAAATAACTAAAAAAAATATGCACTTAGTAGATGAGTTTGAGATGGATGGACTAGATACTACTATTGACTGGAAGAATACTGACGATAACTCTTATGATGGTGAAAAATTATTATTATTAGTTCACGATGAAAGTGGAAAATGGATTAGACCAAATGACATATTAAATAATTGGCGAGTAACTAAAACTTGTTTACGATTAGGTAGTAGAATTATTGGTAAATGTATGATGGGCTCTACATCTAATGCTTTAAACAAAGGTGGTAGTAGTTTTAAAAAGTTATTTGAAGATTCTGATATAACAAAAAGAAATGCTAACGGACAAACTAAAAGTGGATTATATAATTTATTTATTCCAATGGAATGGAATATGGAAGGCTTTATAGATATCTATGGTATGCCAGTATTAGAAACTCCAGACAGTCCGATTTTAGGAATTGATAATGAAAAAATAAAAATAGGAGCTATTAATTATTGGCAAAATGAAGTTGATTCATTAAAGTCTGATGCTAACGCATTAAATGAGTTTTACAGACAATTTCCTAGAACTGAATCTCACGCTTTTAGAGATGAAAGTAATCAGTCTTTATTTAACTTAACTAAATTATATCAACAAATTGATTATAATGATTCATTAATAATAGAGCATCACGTTACTCAAGGTTCTTTTCAATGGGAAGATGGCGTTAAAGACACAAAAGTAGTATGGTATCCAAATAAAAATGGTAGGTTTTTTGTAAGCTGGACTCCAGAATATAATATGCAAAATAGATTTATAGTTCGTAATGGAATTAAATTTCCTGCTAATGAACACTTAGGGTCTTTTGGATGTGATTCTTATGATATATCAGGTACAGTTGGAGGCAAAGGTTCTAATGGAGCTTTACACGGAATGACAAAATTTAATATGGATAACGCTCCTAGTAATGAGTTTTTTTTAGAATATGTTGCAAGACCTCAAACCGCAGAAATATTTTTTGAAGACGTATTAATGGCTTGTGTGTTTTATGGTATGCCACTCTTATGCGAAAACAATAAACCTAGATTATTATATCATTTTAAAAATAGAGGATATAGAGGGTTTAGTATGAATAGACCTGATAAAACTTATAATAAACTATCTAAAACAGAAAAAGAATTAGGGGGTATTCCTAATTCTAGTGAAGATGTAAAACAATCACACGCAGCAGCTATAGAATCTTTTATAGAAAAAAATGTTGGATTAGATATGTCAGGTACTTTTAGAGATGGTGATGAAATGGGAACTATGCCTTTTATGAGAACATTAGATGATTGGGCAAAATTTGATATTAGTAACAGAACTAAATATGATGCTTCAATTAGTTCTGGTTTAGCTATTATGGCTAATCAAAAACACCTATACACTCCTACTCAAAAACAATCAAAAATAAGCATTAACTTTGCAAGATATGCTAATAAAGGAACTTTGAGTGAATTACTACAATAAATGAAAGATATTAAAATAAATATCTCTGATGTTGGCTTTCCTAGTCAATTTGTTTCTGAAGCTAAAATGGCTACAGAAGAGTATGGTTTGATGATTGGTCAAGCTATACAATACGAATGGTTTAGAAAAGATTCTAGCGGATGCAGATACTATAGTCAGTGGCAAGACTTTAACAGATTACGATTATATGCTCGTGGAGAGCAATCCGTAGCCAAATATAAAAATGAATTAGCAGTAGATGGAGACTTATCTTATTTAAATTTAGATTGGTCAATTGTTCCAGTTATTCCGAAATTTGTTGATTTAGTTGTTAATGGAATGTCTGATAGACTTTTTTCTGTTAATGCTTATGCACAAGATGCAATGTCACAGTCTAAAAGAACGAAGTATCAAGATATGATTGAGGCTCAAATGGTTTCTAAAGATTTGCTTACAATGGTACAAGAAGGTTTTGGAGTTAATCCATTTACTATGAGTCCAGAAGATTTACCTAATTCAAATGAAGAGTTAGCTTTATATATGCAGCTTAATTATAAACCTGCGATAGAAATAGCACAAGAAGAAGGTTTAGATACATTGTTTGCAGCTAATCACTATGAAGATATTAGAAAAAGAGTTGACTATGATTTAACTGTAATAGGATTAGGTTGTACAAAACACGAGTTTGAACCAGGAGCAGGAGTAAAAATTTCATATGTTGACCCAGCTAATTTAATTTATAGTTATACGGAAGACCCTCATTTTAAAGATTGTTTTTATTGGGGAGAAATTAAAACAGTAGCTATAACTGAGTTGTTGAAAATAGACCAATCTCTTACCAAAGAAGATTTAGATGAAATAAGTATGAGAAGTCAAGCTTGGATGGATTATTTCAATATAGGTCAATATTATTCTAACGATTTATTTTATAAAGACACTACTACATTATTATATTTTAATTATAAAACAACAAAAAAATATGTCTATAAAAAGAAATATAATGAAAATGGTGGTTCTAAAATAATAGAAAAAGATGACCAGTTTAATCCACCAGAAGATATGATGGAAGATGGTAAGTTTGAAAAAGTAGAAAAAACTATTGACGTTTGGTATAATGGTATAATGGTTATGGGAACAAATATAGTTCTAAAGTGGGAGTTAGCTGAAAATATGGTTCGTCCTAAGTCTGCTACTCAAGCTGCTTTACCTAACTATGTAGCTACAGCACCTAGAATGTACAAAGGAGTTATTGAGTCTTTAACTAGAAGAATGCTTCCTTTTGCTGATTTAATACAGTTAACACATTTAAAATTACAACAAGTAATTGCAAGAGTAGTCCCTGATGGTGTTTATATTGATGCTGATGGATTAAATGAAGTAGATTTAGGAACTGGAAACGCATATAATCCAGAAGATGCTTTACGTTTGTATTTTCAAACTGGTAGTGTTGTAGGAAGAAGTTATACTCAAGATGGAGATTATAATCAAGGTAAAGTACCAATTACTCAATTAACATCTAATTCTGGAGGTGGTAAAACACAAATGCTTATCACTAATTTAAATAATTATTTAAATATGTTAAGGCAAGTAACAGGTTTAAGTGAAGCTAAAGATGGTAATAAACCAGATGCTAACGCATTAGTAGGTATTCAGAAAATGGCTGCATTAAATTCAAATACAGCAACAAGACATATTTTAGATGCTTCTCTTTATATATATAGAACTTTAGCGGAAGGATTAACTTTAAGAATAGGTGATATTTTAGAATATGCAGATTTTAAAGAAGAATTTGCTAATCAAATTGGAAAATATAATGTTTCTATTTTAAAAGAAATGAATGAGTTGTATATATATGACTTTGGAATATTTATTGAAGTAACTCCTGATATAGAAGAAAAAGCTCAATTAGAGTCTAATATATCTTTAGCATTATCTAAAGGAGATATAAATTTAGAAGACGCTATTGATATTAGAGAGATACATAATTTAAAATTAGCTAATCAACTTCTGAAAATGAAGAGGATGAAAAAAGAAGAACAAGACCGTGATTTTGAAATGAAGAAACAACAACAACAAGGTCAAATTCAAATGCAGTCTCAACAAATGGCTGCACAAACAGCTATGCAAAAAATTCAAGCTGAATCTCAAGCTAAGATGCAATTAGAACAAGCTAAAGTTTCTTTTGAAATAGAAAGGTTAAAAGCTGAAGCTGAATTAAAAGCTTCTCTTATGGATAAAGAATTTCAATTTAACCAACAATTACGTAGTATGAGTGAAAGAGGCTTACAAGATAGAGAGTCTCAAAGAGAATCAGCTAAGTCAGATAGAATTAGCCAGGCTAATAATGAACAGTCAAGATTAATAAATCAAAGAAGAAATAATTTACCTCCTCAAAGGTTTGAATCTAATGAAGACAGTTTAGATGGTTTTGACCTATCTGAATTTGAACCTAGATAGACCTAAAATAAACAATAAATAAATTACTAACTTTGTAAAAATTAAATTAAATCAAATGACATTAAAAGTAAAAGAAGTTACTGATATAGTAGAAAAGTCAGTTCAAGAAG